ATCACCTCTATTTTCGTGCCATTTGTCGGAGCTGCATCAAAAGTTAATGTACTACCACTAAAGCTAAAAGTATCATGGTGTTGCATAACACCATCAAGAAATACCATAGCATTAGCTTCTACGCCTGGGTTTATACCTACATCATAGGCAGTTGCACTAGAAGCCGCTGTAGCGTTGTAAACTGTCTGGTTAGCTGATTTAGATGCAATGTTCTCTTGTATGTCCGTAAGAAGCGCTGCAGTCGTTCTTAACTGTACCGTAGAACCATTAGCAAAGGTTCTTGCAGTAGTATTGTCTGATGCACGAACTACAGTCCATGTGGTGCCTGAAACAGCAGTAATCTTAACAATTTCAAGATTAGTGCCGTCAGTTACCGTGGCGTAGAAATATTCTCCTGCGCCTACGGTAGGAAAGGTGCTACTGCTAGTAACGGATATGCTGGTAGCACTTGTACTAGATATAGCCGCTGCTAGAGTAGTTTCGGCATTGTTTGTAAAAACTACGCCCATAAATTACTCCTATTTTAACTTACTGTTACAGTCCAAGTGATGGTCATTGAGTCAGCTGACCCTTTATTGACAACTGAGAACACTGTTCTACAAAGCATAGTTCCACCAGAAGAGGCTGTAAGTATACCTGCTTCTGTAACTGCGCCTGTGCCAGTGCCTGCTGCAAAAGTAGCTACGTAAGTAACAACATTACTAGAAACAGTAGTACTTGTTAGAGAAACCCTACCAAGTTCTGTACCTAATGCTGTATTACCAGCAGCTGCCGCTGTTGTACCACTACCAATAGCCATGTGAGACATGACGCTGGAGTTATTCTTCATACGGTCTGCTACATAGCCTTTACCTGCAGTAACCACTAAGTTGTCAATGTCACGTACAACTTCGCCATTTAGGCTAACTTGCAAACGACCTTTCATTTTTAGGTTGTCTTGTATTTTAGACATAATTACCTCGCTTTAAGCGTTTAACATACTATTATTAAGAGGTGTGACATTAATAGGCCCGCCTCCTTGTATCAATTCTACATCAATTGATTCACTTATTGTAGCAGTATCTGCAAAAACTGGTGAGAAGACAAATGCAGCACTCTCACTAATTGTTGCCGTTTCCGCTATAGTACCCATAGCAAAACTAGACACATAGGCCTCTGCTACGGACACTCCCTCTGCAATGTCACCCGGCACGAACGAACTAACGTAAGATTCGGACACGGATATTCCCTCTGCAATATCACCTGGGGTGAACGCAAATGCAGAAGATTCTGCCATTGTAACAATGTTCGTTTTGTTTAAATTGCTCTCTGTAGCTAAATCATCACTAGCAGAAGCTGTGTCATCTAGACCATAAGCATCTGCAAAATCACGTGAGTAAACTACTGTTCTAGCTAAAGATTCGCCTACACTAAAGGAATCTTCTAATAAATTAGACATTTCTAGTACTTGAGAATCACTAAAAGAATAACTATCCGCTAATACTGTGCTTACATCAAAGACTTGTGATTCACTAATGCTTACAGAATCAGATGGGTTTTTACCAAAAGCGTACGTATGGGACTCTGATACACTAGTAGATTCTGTAAAATCTCTAAGGTAAGTAACTACTTTACTAAAATCTTCACTTACAGAAACAGATTCTGTTAAAGGTTTTTGCATAGCGTTAGCTAATTGTTCTGTTATTGTTGGCGTGTCGCCTAGTCCTTTACCAACCTCAAACACTTCTGAATCAGTAAAACTAAAAGATTCTGCGTTAGGAGAGTTGTATTGTGCAGTAAAGTACCTGTTTAAGGTGTCTGCGTCTATTGTTACGTCTGCAGCAGTAAGCTGTTGAAATGCAACAATTTGTTGTAAATCTAGATACTGTACCGTGTTTTTAAGGTGTTGAAATACACTTACAGACTCAACAGAATCTGTGTCTATTACAGCTTGTAAGCTTTGAAAACTTACTACAACTTTGAATGCCATTAATCAAAGTCATCACGTACTTTAAACTTAATAAAGTCTTGTACGGTTTGGATATTGCCATCTGATTTAGTAAACTCTATTTCGCCTTCGAAAGTACCTGCGGTTGACCATGTTCCTGATGGGAATATCAGAGTACAAGTGCCTGCACTAGGGGCAGAAAGTGTAGCTGTAATAGTAGATAACACAGTCGTTTTGCCTACTTCTCTTATTCTTAACTTTACAGCACCACCAGTTAAATTAACTGCAGCCCAAGTTGTGCTATCTTCTGCATCTAAAGTTTTACCAGAAGCAGCAGTATTACTGTCTTTTAAGTTAAAAGTAAGTTCAGGAAGTGTGTCTCCTACTACTAATTTTATTGTGTCTGAATACGCCATAATTTATTCTACCATATTATTGTCGTGCAGCATCCCCAAATGCACGTGTATCTAATTGACTATATAAAGGGATAAAGTCAGCTGGTTTTAAATTAAAAGTTACGCCATCATAAACCCTTTCCGCAGCAGGCCCTAAAGGACTAACCCAAAAAGGTTTTCCATGTCTATGACTTTCTAAAAACATGGGAAGCGCCATAGAACCTGGCCCTAGCATACCTGTCCTATCAATAAGTTCTGTATAGTATTGCCCGTTAGTCATACTGTCGGTTCTATAATAGTCTACTCCCGGGTCGTTTGGAGATACACCAGGTAAAAACCACGCTAAACCTGCTTTTGTAAATTCTCTAATTTCCCAACCTAAAATAGTTAAAGGTAATAACATTAACGCCATAAACACTAAAGGCATAGCGGCCGCACTAATACCACCATTTTTAGCATTACCTTTTGCATCACGCATAGCTCCTCCTACTATATTTTTACCGTAAGCATAGTAGAAAGATTTTAATTGCCAAATTAAAGCGTATCTAGGATCATTCGCCCATGTAGGTCTCTCTGCAGAGTTTGGACGCACGATAGACTCATCTACAAACCTTGCTAATCCTTCGTTTACTTTAGCTCTAATTTCTGGACTTGCTTTACCCTGTGACCATAAAAGTACTTCGTCTGCTGTTACTTGTAGCTCTTCTAAGTAACTTTGAGAAGTTAGGTCTCCAGCTTTAGCTTTTTTAGCATGATTTATCATAAACTGTTTACCCATACCTGTAGCAAACACTCTTGTAAACCTAGTAAAGGCTTCTAAGCCTGTAACTCTAAAGAAAGTATTAGAAACTTTTTGTCCTGTTTGGTTTAAGAAATCAACTTCTCCAGCATTAATAAAGAAAGTAGACATGGCGTCTACTCCTATTACTCCTATTTCTTTAGATAATTCTCTAGCTTCTTGTGGATTTTTTATCATATATTTAATCGTGTCAAATATAGGACGTACATCTGCGCTTCTAGATCTTAAAACTGGCCCTGCTAAATCTGGTAAAGAGGCAAGTACAGTAAATGCTAATAAAGTTATTATATTTAAAACCAACCCTACATTATTAGCCCACCTAAGCATTCCGTTTTGTATAGGAGTAACTCTGCCCATAATACCGTCTTGTATTTCTTGTGCAATTTCTTGTTGCTCTGGAGTAAGTTTATCCATTAAATTACGCAAGTATTCAACACCGCCACGTTTTTCAAACTCGTGCCTCATAACAGCTTTGTCTATATATTTTTTAAGAGCAACTTCTGGTGCTTCTATAGCATTTATGTTTCTAAGCTCAGTCCTTGTTACATTTTCAAATAAAGGTTTATATTTAAACAACACTCCTATTTCTAAAGGATCGTTTGTTTTTGCTTCAAAATCTATTTGCCCCTGTCCTTTTTTAACAAGGTTATCTACCGCATTTACTATTTCTGCTCTAGTTACTTTAGGGTTTTTTTCAGCTAATAAATTAATTAAATCTGTTCTTACTTGTTCATTACCAGCTAATTCGTATATTGCAATAATACGAGGGAAGAAATTAGCACGTTCTTTTACTCCTAATTCTTTTAAACCTAAGTCTTCGTACATTTCTTTTAATAGGTTTCTTAACTCAACTGCTTTAGGGTTTTGTAAGTCTGCAGTTGCTATATCACTTTCTGCAGCTTGTAATATAGCGTTTTGCTCATCAGTTAAGGTTGAATAAAAATTAGCTTGGAGCACATTAAAGTTATCTGTTACTTCTAAAATATCAGCTACTTTACTTATATACTGTTGAGCTTTAGCTTGTTTAGCAAGTAGGAGTCCTGTTTTAGTCTTAGTTCTAGATTGGCTATAGTAAAAGTTTGCAATCGCTTCACCTATAGGCCCTAAATTTCTTAACCTACTATCACCTGTAAAAAATATTTTTTGTAACCAATTTGGTAATTTATCGCTACGTAATAATTTTTGTGCTTTTAATACTATTTTTCTTAATTCTTTTTCACTATAAGTTTCTGGCCCCATGAGGAAGTCTAGTTCTTCTTCTATTTTAGCTTTTGTTTCATAAGACAATTTAGCATTAGAAATAGGAAATCTTATACCTTTTGCTATGTTATCTATATACTCTTGCGCAGTTTCGTTAGCTTCCATTCTTATTTTTAAAGCATCTGGCAATGCGTTATAAAACCCTACTAATTGTTTTGCTAACCTTGTAAACCAACCTTGTGCAGGTTTGTTCATTTTTTCTAACGTTTCAGAGTATAAATCTTTTGTAATACCTAATTCTTTTCTAATTGCAGAACCAAAATTATCAGCTACCCATTCGTAGAAACCATTTTCTTTTTGATAAGCAGGGGTTTTATTTTTTACTTTATTAAAAGCTTCTAACAGTTTTTTTCGTATTCTTGGGTTTTTTAAACTTCTATCTATTTCTTGGTTAACAAAAGACTCTCCTATTTCATGCATTAAAGTTGTGTAATATCCTTTTGCTTTACCTATAACTGTAGCGTTAGGCGCTATTATAATTACATCTCCATTTTTAAATCGTACGTTTCTTCCAAATTTTTTCTCCCCTCTATCTATTCTAGCTTTTAAATCATCGATAGCATTTTGTAATTTAGCGTTTGCCCCACCAGAACCAAGACTAAAGTTACCGTCTGCTTCTCTGCCTATTTGTTCATCTATATGTATTATTTGTACATCTCTTTGCAAACCTAACCTTCTTGCAGCTTGGAGTATCCTTTCTGTAATAGTAATTCTAGTTTTATTAGCAGTTTCTAACTTAGCTTTGTTTGCTTTTCTTTGTTGTAATATTCTAGCTTGCCTTTGTTTTAGTGCGTTAGCTGCTTTATTTTGAGTTTGTTGTTTTTTAGCTTTCTTTTTAGCTTCTACTCTTTTTCTTGCTTCTGTTTGTTTTTTAGGCTGTTTTTGTTCTTGTTCTTGAGACATTTGATAATCTTCGTACCCTTCTTCAAAAATAGCTTGTTGTTCTTCTGTAGTCATTTCAGCCATTGTTTCAGCGTCTGGTAACCCTTCAAAAGTACTTTCTTCTTGTGGCTCAGGTTCAGTTTGTATTTGTTGACCCCCGGGTTCATAAACACCAGAAAAAGCGTCAGAAGAATATAGTAGGTTATCTGGTAAAGAAGAGTCTTCTATATTATTTAACTCTTGTTCCATTTTAGGAGCTATTATAGTTTTAGGTTTAGGGTTTTTAGGTATTGTTTTTTTAGGCATTTCTAACTTACGAGGCGGTACAAATTTTCTTTTTGCAATTATATATGTAGAGTCGATTTTTCCGCCTTTAGCTTGTTCCATTTGAAGAGGTTCAAAAACCAATTTTTTTGCGTCTTCAACAGTCATGTCACTAGGAACCCCAAAAAAACTATCTTCAATTTCTTGTTGTTCTAAAGTTTCGTCTATTTCGTAATTTACAAACTCTTTTAGTAGTTGTTTTCTTTGGGCTTCTTCTAAAAGCTGCTCATTACCATCTTTATCTAAAATAGGTTTTCCTTTTGCATCTTTAAGAATAGGTTTAGCTAGATCCGGGGAATATCTACCACCCCTTCCTCTAAACCTTATCTCTTCTTGTTCTGCCATTTGACTAAACAAGTCAGCTTCTCCTCTAGCTTTTTCAAAATTTTGTGCTGCTTTGTCTCCTACCCCAGCTATTAAAGTATCTAAGTTTTCTGCGTAGGCTTTACCTTGATCAGATATATCTGGATCTTTTAAAGCGTCTTGAACCCCTACAACGTCTTCTAACCATACATTTATAGGTTCATTTATAATTATTGGGTCTTGGTCTGTTTGTTGGGCATACTTAGCTGCTATGTCCATCAATGCGGACAGTTGCATTAGAGGAAACGCAACGCCATCAATTGTTTGTTGTACATATTGTATAAACGACCTGTTTTCTTTTATGTTTTTGTTGCCCTTTACTTCATTTTTCCAATAACTAAGAAAACTAATTGGCACAAAAAATCGGTCTCTATAAGTACGCCCTTTGTACGGCAAGCCTTGTTGTACATCTTTACCTTTCCAAGCATACTCTTCTTTTCCGTCTTTTCTTTTAATTTTTTTAAGATATTTTTTTGCTAACGCAGGGTTTAATACTTCTTGAGTACCATCTTCTAGTGTTCTTATTATTGTTTTATAAGCTTTGCTTAGTTCCTCTCTTACTAACACAGTTGGGATACGTCTAACTTGACTACCTGAACCTAAATCAGACTCTCTATTTACAGACGCTTCTTCTACTTTTGTTTCTGGATCATAAGAACCATCAGGCAAAAAACCAACATAACCAAACTCTACTAATTTATCCATTTTATTAGAAATAGTTTCAAGATTTACATCTCCTACGTAACCTTCTGTAGCTTCTATAAACTCCTCTAGGCTATCAAAACCAAGCCTTTTAGCATTTGCTTCAGTAGCGTCTTGAAGACTTACTTTCTCTTTATATAAATCAATTCTTTTAATGTAAAGTAGTTTTTGTGACGTATTTAAAATATTTACACTTTGTTCTTGTTTGAGAAAAGTTTTATTTATAGCAGTAAAACTTAGTTCAGTGCCATCAGATAATTTATATATACCAGAAGTAGGGTCTTCTAAAATCATACCGTATACAAAATTAGAAGTAATAGGAACAGATGGTGTTGCTTTTTCATTTTTAGGTTCTAGATTAAGTTTTGACCTAGCTTTTGTACGTTTATCACCTAATACAACAGACATAGCTTTTTTACCAAACATGTCTGTTAGTTCTTGTTCTATTTCAGTATTAGCTCCTTTGTCTTGTTTTGTTTGCAAATTTTGAAGATCTCTTAAGATAGCTTTAACTGTTTTTGCATTACTACCTACTATAAAATTATTAGTTAAAGTTATTCCTGGCCCAAAATCTTTTTTATTTTTCATGGTGTTCATGTTTTTTGTACCTTCTGGGTAATATTCTAAAACGTGACCATATGAATTAAGAGCGTTAATTAAATCTACAAAACCTAAAGCTCTAAGTTGTTCGAAACTCTTGTCGCCTATTTTGTCTATAGTTTGGTCTCTTCGTTGCGTATACCTCATTAATGTGACCATTCTACTAGCCATAACTCCTATGTCAGCATCTTGTCCTTTTGATTTTGAGTTTCGTTTGTGGTTGTAAGCACTTTTTATTCTAAATTTAAGTTGTTTGTTTTCGTTCCTATTTTTTCCAGCATCAATCCCGTAGGCTACAATATCATTTATGTACTCTTCTATATTAGTTATAGAGTTTTTACTTTGTCTAATAAGAGGCTGTGCGTTGTCAACTTCGTGCATAACTAATACAAACTTATCATCACTTTGCATGTCTAACTCTTGCACAACATCAACAGACCTTCTCAATGTACCTAACTCAGCTAAAGGAACAATACGTAAAAACTCTGTAACGTTTTCAGCTTCTTGCAAAGATAATTCTAGCTTACGAGCAATATCTGCTTTTCTTTCTGTTAATTCTTTATAACGTTCTGCATTTTGTGTTGCAGTATCTTTTAAATCTTTTGTGTTATCAATTTCATTTCGTAACTTATTAAAATCTTGTTCAACTTGTTTTTGTTGGTTTAAAAGTTCTGGATAACTTTCTAAATCTTCTTTTTGTTTTATTATAGTTTTTCTATCTTTTCTAGTTTTTTCAATAAATCTTTTAAGCAAGTTTGTTGAAAATTTATCACTAACTGCATCAAACTCTTTTCTAAAGTTGATGTGTATTAAACTTCTTGCTTCTCTAATTAACCCTTCGTTAGCTTTTTCGTCACCTTTTCTGATATAAAAAGCAGAATTTTCTATAGTAGTATTTTTCCCATTTAGTTGAGATGGGTCTGTAAAAGGGTTTTGTAAAGTACCGTTACCACCACGTTCCATTATCACTGGGTCATCTATTTTAAAAATCTTTTCCCCTTTTATAGCATCTTTTATATTAGCTTTATCAAGAGGGGTAGACTTAGGGGTAAGTTCTGCTTCAGAACTAGTAAGAGGGGTAATATTTTCTACTTCAGCTATAACACTGTCTCCTAACGCAGAAACCTCTTCTTCTAACCCGCTTTCAAGGTATTTAACAAAAGGGTTTATATATTGAAGTAAATCGCTACGTACAAGTTTTAACGCTTCTAAAATTTCAGCGTCTTGTGGTTTTGTGTCTATCTGAGCTTCTAAACTAGATATGCCTTTATCTAATTCTTGTATAAAAACCAAAAGCGCTTGTTTTTGTTTTTTTGGTAAATCTTTTATAGTTTTTTTACCTAGGTCTACTACTTCTTTTACTGGGACTTGTTTTTCACTTACTACTTCTCGTCCTAAGTTAAGACTTTGAGGTAATTCAGAAGGCGGTATTTCACTAAGTTCTTTAGCTATTTTGTTTTTTTCTGTTTCTGATAAAGTTTCAAAAGGCGCAAGTTCTGCTATGGCTTTATTTAATTTTGCAATGTTTTCTTCATTTGCTCTTGTTTTTGGCGGGATTATTTTTCTTTTAAGTAAAAATCTTCTTCCTTCTTCTAATTGAGCATCTGTGTAATCTGTTCTTCGTTTTGTTTCTTGTTTTGTCTCAAATTCGCCTGTTTCTCTGTATACTTTACCCCTTGAGGAACCTATTGAATTTAATATACTTTGAACAGCTTTTACTTGTTGATAAGTAAGATCCATACCATATAGTTGAAGTTGTTGGTTAATTCCCTTTAGACTGTCTGGTGTAGCTCCTTTTAGTTCGTCTATAAGAGCTTCAATTTCAACATCTATACTCTGTTCTCCTTCTTCAGTAGTCTCACTTGTACCATCTAAACCATCGTCCATATCCATAAAAGCTTTTCTATCTTTTGGATCAGGTCTTTGGTCTTCAAGGTTTTTTATATCTTTTTGACGTTGTGCTTCGTTGCTTTCAATAATTCTTTGTTTTCTTTCTGGTGTTATTTTTGTATCAGCTTCTGCGTTTTCGTTTGCTTGGTCATAAGCTGCATTTATAAAAGCTATTGCTCCATCTGTACCAAAATTATTAATTATAGGTCGCATAGCATCTTCAGCATTAACATCCCTAGAAACATTCTTTCTATTACCTACCCTTCTTCGTGCTGTCTCCATAACTTTAGGGGGTATGTCTGGAGTAGGTTCTGGTGTAGTTTCTTCTGTTGTAGTTTCGTCAATATTTTGTTTTTTAGTACTAGGTTGTTTAGTTTCTTCGTCAAAGAAAGCTACTTCTCTTTCAGACTCTGGAATTGCATCTAGTCTTTCTTGTATATGTTCTTCTCTAGTTTGAACATCTACTACGTATCTTCCTTTTTGTCCTAAGTTAGCCTTTCCTAGTATCTTATAGGCTTGATCTTTGGCTACCATTACACCTGTTGTATTACTTTCATCAGGCGTTGCATCTGTTTGTTGGTACCACACTTGGTTTCCTGTTTGAGTGTCTCTTATATAAACTACCCATCCATCTGAGTTATCTCTTGGTTTTGTGTACCCTAAAATTTTTGATAACAAGTCATCGTGCATGGCTTCGTCATCTCTATTTGTATCTAAAAATGCTTGGTATTGTTCTGCTTTTAAAGGGTTTGTAGTAAATAAAGCCCCTCTACCAAAAGAAGGCACTGCAATTATTTTGTCTCCATATTTTTTAAAAAGCATTTCTTGTACTTTTTCAAATTGAGTTCTAGTTCCTAAATCTACCCATACAGAGTCTTTTGTGCTTTTAGTATCAAAAGCAAAACCAAATTGGTCTTGTATTGCAGCTGCTGCTTCTTGTATTACACCCGTTTCATTTGCAACTACCCTAGCTCTTGATTCTGCTTGACGTCGTGCAAACTCATTATCTGCTGTGGTGTGTAAAAATTGTCTTGCTTTGTTAGTTACAGCTGTAACACCACCAATACCTCCACCTAGACCAAGCCCACCAAAAAATCCAGCAAAATACGCGTGGGCTCTATCTAAATTAGCATTAGCTTTCGTGTAAGCGTCGTCTATGCTAAATTTTTGTTGCACAGACAGTTCTTCTTGTAAACCTTCAGCTATACCTTCAGAAAAAGCAGTAACTCCTGCAATACCACCAAAATCTTTTAACATTTGGCTTTTTGGTTTGTCGTACTTAAAAATGTCGTCTTTTAGATTTTTTCTAGTTAATGGTGTTTTTTTAAACCTTTTTAAAACTTGACTAGCTACTAAATACTCTGACCCAACCCCTATAAGACCAAAAACTCCACCTTGTGCAAAAGATTTCATAGCCTCTTCTCTACCTTTCATGTCTTGGTCTGCGTAGTCAGAGAAAGCTATACCAGACCCTTGACGGAACTCTTGTCCAAATGCGCCTAATAAAGCGCCCCTCTTCCCGTTTCTAGCTAGCTTTTCTGCACGAAGTGCTGGATATATGTAGTTTTCTAAATCTGCTAATTCACGTGGCATTAAAGGTTTAGTAGGTCTTCTTTTAGCTTTAACATCTAAAGAGTTTTGATATTGTTTTTTTATAATATTATTTAAATAGTCTTTAGTCTTACTATGACTTCCTCTTCTTGCTATTCCTTTTGGTACTTGTCGTAGAGCAGCTGCTCCTGCAGAACCAGTTCCTATTAAAGCAGCAGGAGCTGTACCTCCAGTGGCTACTGTTAAACCTACACCTGCAGCTGCAATTGCTCCAGCTTCTACAAGCGTTGCTACAGCAGATGGTATAAATTGTCCTGTAGCACCTGCCATTTGATTCATAAAACCTACAAAAGTAGGTTCTTCTAAGAACTCATCAAACTGTTCCATATTCATTAGTGGAAGAGAAGCTTCGTATTCAAAAGTATTTGCTTTTTCTAGTAAAGCTTGAGCTTCTTCATCTTTGCCCATAAACGTTTTGAAAGCCGCGTTCATGTTTATATTTTGAGCAGATACGTTCTTTATGCCAGATTGTACACCTGCCATAAAAGCTTCTACAGGGTTATCTACTACCGGGGTATCAGAGGTATCAAAAATGGGGTTATAGGTAGATCGTGTCCCTACTATGTCAACTTCAGGTGTACTTTCAACGAAACGTTTTCGCTGTTCAGCTTCAGACCTTCGTGTCCCTATCTGGTCTAATTCGTTGTACTCGGTTGCCATTAGCCCTCATCTTCTTGCTCTTCAGCTAGCATTGCCATATCTTTAGCTGACATAGAAATAATAATCTGACGTATTGCAGAACCTTCTGGCCCAAAAGCCTGATTAAATACTGATCTTGGTATTTCTGCTTTAGTTTCTTTCCCATTTTGAACTAGTTTAAAACCAACTAAACGACGTTTTCCTTTAATTACTTCAGTTTCAGCTACTATATGATCTGCTTGCTCCATAGCACCATAAGTTGAAAAATCATTTCTAAACCTATCTCTCCACCTTTCTACAAACCCATCAGCATTTGGAGTGTATTGTAAAACAGAATCAAGCATTAGGCTTGCTACGTTCTCATAACTGGTAAGTACTTGCGCTGGAAGTCTGTCAAAATCAATACTACCATCTGCTCTAGTAGCTCTTTGTATATATGGGTCTAAAATATCAGTTAATTGTTTAATTTGTTTTCTTAATTGGGGCTGCTCTCTAAAATCTTTAATTGTTGTGATTTTATCACCCGCCAGCTTTCTATCGTATCCTGTCGTATACGCACTTTTTATAAGCGCATCATATTGTTTATTCCAACCATCTACTTCTTTATCCCATGCTTTTTGTTGGTCTATAAGATATTTATTAAAAGATTCGTTTCTTTTAATATCTTGTTGAATGTTAAACTTACCTACATCAGCTCCAGAAATAGTATCGTCTCCAGTAGCTTGAAAGTTACTCATTTTATAGAAGTTATTAAAGTAATCGTTGCCTGTCATACCAGTAGACGCCATAATAGCAGCTGTTACTGCTGTTCTACTAATGTTTACTTGAGGATCCCAGACTGGCCCAGCTGCTACACCTTCTGGGTTTTCTATATTGTTATTCTCTATATATTGTTTAGCTTTGTCTACAGTTTCTTCATCAGTACCTAAAGCTTTTAACTTAGCTTCATTATTTTCATTTGCAGCCCATTCCAGAAACTCGTCTTTACCTTCTGGTATTTTTTGATCAATATTAAATCTTGTAGCTTCGTCTGGAGAGATATATTGGTTATTTATTTCCATTATTTCTTTTACTAACTGTGATTTTTCTTTTTCTAAACTTTCTAAAGATGATTGTGTTTGTCGCATTCTTTGGTCAGGGTCTTCTAGAATATTGTTTATACTATCCAATCTTTGTTGTTTAGGAGCAAGGTTTCTTTTTGCTACGTTTATTTCTGTTTGTCTTTCAGCCCCCATAGCCCCTTGTATTGCTTGTATATTTGCTGTAAGTCCTGCTTTACCCATAGTAACATTTCTTTCTTGTTCTGCTTTATAAGTAGATAGTTTTTTGTATCTTTTATTGCCAGTTACAGGATCTAGGCCATCTTTAATATAAATCTCACCGCCGCTTTTTGTGTATTTACTAGTGTGTGCCATATTATCGTTTCTATCAGGTATATCGTTTATATCCATGGCTTCTATTTCTGCAATTTCTTCTAATGCACGTGTTCCATTAGCCCATTTATTATTATTCACCCTCATTTTACTTTCTATATTATCTAAACTATAAGGTTGCTTTACCCTATCTCTATGTCTAGGAAGATTAGGAGCTGCAACAATGTAGTCTTTAACTGAATCAAAAAGGACTGCTGCATCGCCTTCGTAATCCGCACTTTTTCCTGTTAAGAATTTTGTAGGCACTCCATTTGCGTCTAATTCTAAAGAATTAATAATCTCTATTGCTTTAGCGTTTTCGCCACCAACTGTTTGCATGTCTGCAGTTGGTTTAGCATCTTCAATCTTTTTGTCTATATTTGCGTTATAGTTTTTAATTGCAGGTAATATCTTTTCGTCGTATATTGATATTGCCTCAGGTACAGGAACCTCATTACTTACTATTTTATCTTCTAAATCTACAATAGCATCTTGAACAGTCCCGCCATCTGCAGGACTACTATCACCAGTTCCAGTAGTATCACCAGTTCCAGTGGTACCCGGTTGGGTATCAAGGTTAGTACCAGAGGCTAGACCTGTTCCTCCTTGCGATGGGGGCGTTTGACTTTGTTGCCCATACTTTGTACTGGCTACTATTTGTGTAGAAAGCCCAAGAGATCCACCTATTTGTCGGTCAAATTTTATTTCTCTTTTCCCATGGCCAGTTGCTACCAGTTGCCCTAAATCAAAAAAAGTAGTTCTACCGTCTTCAGTAGGTTTAAGAGAAAACGCAGCTACTTGGTCATCTTTAGTTGTACCCCTCATAGTTTTTGGCACTAACTTTTTAAAACCTTTATCGTCTCGTGTTTCCAAAGTAAACATTACTTGGTTATCTTCGTTTACAAATACATCAACAAGAGTCCCTTGTTTGTTTGTACCTGCTTCCTCATCGAAGTACCCTTCCATTAAAGCGTGGCTAGAAAAATAATCTAATATTTCTTGTTGGTTTTTAAAACGTCGTACCCCATCTTTATCAACCTCACCTAATTCTGTCCACTTTTCCCACTCTTCTGGATTAAGTTGATTGATTAATTCTCCTGACCCTTTTTCTAAATTTTCAGTATCTATAGCTTCAAATAACCGTTTATTCATGTACGTTACGTTGAAGTCTCTGCTACCTAAAAGCCGCGCGTTTAAGTAGCTTTCTGTACCTCTAGAGTATTCGTTAAAATATTGTTGTCTTCTACTCATGTTATATCATCATTGCTATTAATGCGCTTGTACCTAAACCCATTAAAGAGTTGTTATATTGAGTTTTAGCGTTTTTATACGCATTTCTTCTGTTAGAAGCCATAGCTGATGCGTTGCCTAAACCTTGCGTAGCTTGTGAGTTAACCCCTTGTCCAATGCCAATTAAGTCATTTAATAAAGCTTGGTTTACTTCTCGTTGTTGAATACGTGCGTTGTTGACACTCCCGGCTAAGTTTAGTTGCCCGCCCCTTTGCATAGCACGGTCTTGTTGCATACGTTGTGCATTAGATAACCCAGCACCGCCATACCTTTCTATGTTTCTTTGACTAACACCTCTGGCTATTTCAGTTTGTTTAGGAGCATCTAACCTTGCTTGGTCAATTAAAGATGTGTCATTTGTCATTTTTAACAATCTTTTTTCAAACTCACGAAAATTGTTAATATAATCGTTATAGTCTTGTCTTGTTATTTGAGCAAAAGTAGCAGAAGGGTCTTTTACCTGAGGTAACCCACCTATAAAATCTCTTTCGTCTCTTATTCTAGTACTCATAATTCTTAATCATCCCCTGCATTATACTGACCTGAATAAGTCGGTGGTCTAAAGAAAGCACTAGCACCTGTGTTAACGTCGTACATACTACCCTCTTCAGCTGCTTCAGTTTTTTTGTTTACGTCGCTAGCCCCTCTATTTCTTTGTACGTTTTCTATACCTTGCATAGCTAACCTACCCATGTTTTGTAACCTAGCCATTCTTCTTGATTGTTTCCTACCCGCTTTTGCTAAAGTATCTGTCATACCTATACGTGCAGCTTGACTAAGACCAGAAGTAGCAGTGGCTGATAGCCCTCTTGCGTTTTTCAACACGTTTATTTGGTCTTGTCTTTGTCCTGCTAGACCTTGTGCACCACCTGCTAACTGCATGGAAGAAGCTGCGGAAGCTAAATCAGCGGCGGCATCTACAGATTGTGAAGCTAATAAAGAGGGTTTACCTGATAAAGCTTGCATTGTGTCTGCTTGTGCCCTGCCTTTAGCTACTCCTTGGTAATCTTGTTGCGTAGACTGGTCTCTAAGTTCTGTTAACTTAGGTAGGTAATTTTCTCTAAAAAAAGTTTTATCCGCTAAACTAACGGAAGCTAAAGCTTTTTCTTCTTCTGAAGCTGCGTAATCTGATCCGCTTGGTCTTCTACTACTTCCCATCTACTTTTTTCCTATATATTCGTGTGTCTAATTCCCAGCCGATCTGTTCCACGTACGACTCCATTTCTGGAACTCGCGATCTCGCTTCGAGATACTTGCAACCTGCTTCTCTTGCTAGGTTATTAAACCATTCTTCGTGGGATAACCAGTTATGCCCACCTTTGTTATAAGTATACGCTATCCATAGCAACAATGTCTTGTCTTTTGTAAACTGGTCTACCTCTGTAGTCAGTATTAAAAAACCTACAGGAGAAGTGTAAAGAAACGCTCTTTCGTTTACACACTCGCTGTAAACATCCTCAGGGATATAAGTAAGGTGAGGATTTTCTTTTAAAACTTCGAGTATGCCTGTTTTTATAACGTTCCAACACTTCCGTATGTCAGTATAAACAGGTTCTTCAATAGTCGATTTCCTTCCCGTACTTTCCATACCGTCTCCTTGGTAGTCCTATTCCTTTGTATTTAACCCTTCTTTTTACTCCTAAATCTCCACCTCTGCCTCTTAGTTCAGCTTGTTGGATTTCTTGGTTAAACTGTAAAAGATACTCTCTAGCAGCATTTACGTCTGTCCATTCTTTACTAGGCATACGTAGTAACCGATATAAAGTACCATAAATAATCCCGTCTCTGTAAGTGTTAGAAAATTCTGTATCAATGTTATTGCTTGTCCTAGTTGGTTTTAAAGCTACGCTAGCTAGCACTTGTTTTGCCCCGCTAGGCACAGGCACTATCCAAAATAAACTAGCAGACTTTTGTAAATATACATGTGGGTTTCCTGTTTTATCTCTCCAGTCTGGATAATTTAACTCTAAACTTCTAGGGCTTATAGGATCCATGTCATTACCATCATGCGTCATTAACAAGACTTGATGGACTTGTGTTCCTGTAGGGATATCAAAGTCATATTCATATACACCTGATACAGTGTTAAAGGCATCCATATCGTATATATACGCTTTAGACCTTTCACAAAATTCTATAGTAGCAGAACGTAAATGTGACTCTACCAAAGGGTCAGGACAAAAAGGCACGTAAGGTAATATTTCTTTAACTAAAGAATTAAAAGTAGCCATTATGAAACTCCTACAGCGTCGTTGTTAGGGCTAAGTATGTTTTGTGCACTACCACCTTGACCTAAACTAGATGTAAATAATTGATAATGTTGTCCTGCTCTTTGCGAATTAGAAGCAAACTCTGCGTCTTTCATGTAGGCTTTATATAAAACAAAATCTACAATTGCATTTCCGTATATATCATCTATATAAATGGTTGCAGAAGTGTTTGCTAAATCTGTAGGGGTTCTAGAAAAAACAATTTCTACGTACGCGTTTCCTGATACGCCTGGGTACACGTAGTATTTTCTTGGGTCATCTTCATCAAACACATAGTGCTTAACTATAGTTCCGTGCGTAGCATCTCCTGTTACAGTTGGATCGTGCCAGTCAGGTTCTTGTGCATTAAGAATATTAACATCAACTAGTCGAATTGCTTTAGCACCTGTAGCACTACCTCCAGTTGCTGACATGTTACGAACTATTTTTATTAATCTTAAACCTACATCTGGGATAGACTGTTCAGTACCAGTAGCTAATTGAACATTAGCATGGTCTGCGGAAGATTCTGGTCTAAAGTTTACAATTTCCCGTTGCGCGTCGTTGATATACCTAAGAAGTTCTGCTTCAGACCATCTTACGCCGGTAGTATCTTGTAGCGTATCTTGTATTCTTGTAATTAAGTTAGCACCTGTAAGTGTACCCATTCCTCACCTACTTACTTAGCAGCTTCTAGTTCTTGAATTAGAGTATCTTTCTTTTTTCTTCTATCAAGTTCAATACCAACTGTACGACCGTATTCTTCTAATTGAACTTTAGTCATACTGTGTAAATCTGGTGTGATTGCTTCTTCAACAGGTTCTTCTACTGGAACTTCTTCAGCGGCCCCACCAGAATCTTCATCTATTACTGGTGTGTCTTCTATAACAGGACTTGGCATTTCTCCTTTGTACTCTGTACAGCCTTCTTGTAGACACAATAAACCTAGCTCGTGTGAAACTTCTTTTGGTTCTCCTGCTTTTAAAGATATACTTGCGCCCCAAGTTGAAGCTACGTATTTATCATCATTAGAAACTATTTTCATTTGTTACTCCTTAAAATATGGGTGGTCATAATTAACCACCCATAAAATATAGCACAATTAGTATGCGACATCTAATCTAATTACACCAAAGTCTTCAACTTGACCTGTGTGGTCAGAGTTGTACTTAGGCTTCTTAAGACCAAATATTTTACCAATTGATATACCATTTTGGTTTCCATAGTCAAAGGTGTCTTCAACTATTTCAGGGATACCAATGTCAGCCATCGCTAATGCTTGAGCACCGCAGAATAAACATGCAGAACCGTTAATATCAGCGTTAGCACCCCATTTGTATCCAGCAGCACCAGCATTTGATGATGTACCACTTGTAGCACTAGATGTGTTAAACACATGTCTAAACTCATGCACCATGATTCCATCAACCATTAAGCTTGATGAACCTGAGAATAAGCTTGAACCTGGCCCTCTTACTCCAGCTTGTCTTACGTTAGCAAGAAAATCTGAATCAAGTTTTAGGTCAGCCATTACTTGTGGTGTTACGAAGAGATGATATGTCTCGTCGTTACCCGCACCTCTAAGACCTCTCATATATTGGTCTTTAGCATAGGCTTTTAAGTCTACAATAGCGCCGTAAGTTAGTTTGTCAGCTGCAACAGTTGCAGTAACATCACCAGCTACGATACCATTTGTAGCGTCAAATCTTCTATGTCTATTTGAGGTAGGGGCAGTTATATCGCTTGAGAACGCTAAATCACCAAGATTTTGTCCAGAATTCTGAACAGGTCTTAATGCTCCATTGTTCTTAAGTGTGTAACCAATACCACTTAGAGTTAAGAATGCTAATTGATCCATTCTATCAGCCATTGCGTAAGCAAGGGCATCTCTAGAATGTTCTCTAAAGTTCACAACTGATTTTTGATCATTCATTCTACCTGAAAGTCTGTTCGCAAATCTTAGTTGATCAAGTTGTACAACGATGTCGTAAGCTCTTAATGCTTCTTCATTACCTTCTAGGGTATTGTCTCCAACGATACCATCACCAGTCATGTCAGCTAAAAGTGTTAATACAGCTCTAGCTCCTTTTTCTGATTGTGTAAGTTCAGATATAGTCTGAACCATTGCGTTAGATCCGCTTCCCGCGAATTGGTTGATGAAGGACATATTCCTAGCGACACGCCAAAAATCACGCGACCAGATAGTTAATTGTTCACTGGTCAACGCGGCAAAGTTTGTATTTGCCATGATAATTCTCCTTATCAAAGTTGTTTAAAAACCAGTCGTCTTTTGGAGCGACTACCTATCCGTATACCCACTGTCGTAGGGGAAACGCTCTCGTTAATTACGGAGTACGACTCCGACTATATTAACGCCATAGTAGGCGAAGACGATTTTTTACTGGAACGACCCAGGCCAAATATCGCTTTGGCGTGCGAACTTATTTCATTTATACCACAGTTTATCCGAAATCGCCACGCATTCTTTTTAAAGTTTCTTCTGGTAGCGCATCAAACTCTTCTGTTGATAATACGTTTAAATCTACTTTTTTCTCTGTTTTGCTTTGCCCTTTCATAGAAGGGGGTTGAGATTCTGCAGCTTCTATTTTCTTTTTAGTGTTAGCTACTTTTTTCTTTTCTGTTACTTTTTCTTGAACTTTATTGGAAGGTTCTTGAACTTGTCCCATAATTAAATCTGTAGCTTTTTGTAAAGCAAGCGCTCCTGTATAGCCTTGAATCATATAAGCATCCCGTAACTCCATTACTTCACTAGCTTTGTTTTCATTATAAGAAGCATGATTTTCGTCAAGCACAGGAAAATTAGTTTGGATTTCTTGAGCTTTAGCTTGTAACTCTTGCATCTCGTTAGTTTGGTTCATGGTTTGACCCATCTTAGCTTGAACTTCAAACATCATTTGTTGTTTTTCAGCTTGTCTTATTTCACTTCTAACAAGAGTAGCTTTTTCAGTTTCTCCATCTAAAACAGCATTTTGATATTCTAGTTCTTTTTCCTCAAAGTTAAAATTAGGTGCTTCTTTTATGTCTTCTATTTGAGGCGTAGTAGCTTCTTCTAATTTTTTCTGTAAAGCTTTTTGTTTAGCTAAAACTTCATCAAACCTAGACTTAGGTATCATTGGTTCTTTTGATAATCCTTCGTCAATTGGGTCTTGAGCTGTTCCTTCAGGTTCTGGTGTATCTGTTTCATCGTTTTCCAGTACTCCTTCTTCTGTTTCACTTTCTTCACCTTCGTCTGGTGTTTCAGGCTCTTCTGTTTCTCCTTCCTCAGTTTCGCTTTTTTGCGTTTCTTCTGTATCAAGAGTGGGTTCCTGTTCTTCGACTTCTTCAATTTCGTCCTCCTTGGGAAATTCAACTTCGTCGTCAGTTTCAAAATTCATATCGACCTTAAAACCTTCTGCATCTTCAGTTGTTTTTTTATCAGCCCCGGGCATAGTGTCAAATAAAACTTTGTCATCTATTTCATTGGTGTTATCTTTTTTTGCCATTACTGCGTACCTCCTGTAGGTGTATTAAAAGATTTCATTGCTTCAGTAGCCATTTTAGCGGCTGCTGCTGTGTCAGTTTGATTCTTACGCATTTCGTTTGTCATTTCTGATAAACGTTCACGTAAATCAAGTTCTTCACGTTTTGCCTGTAGTTTACTCTGTAATTCAGCAACCTTCAACTGGGGTTCAGCTTCTGCTTGGCCAACTTTTGCGGCGTTCAGCGCTGTTTCAGATTGCAACTTAGTAACTTCTGCTTCTAGCTTAGCTATTTCAAGCTGCGTACTTCTGATCTGTGATTCCATTTGGAATTGTTCAAGCTGCATTTGTTGATCAGACTTCTCGCCTAATCCCTGCATTTGTCTTATTCTTTCTGCTATATCAGCTTTACGTGATAAGTGTGAGTACTCAACAATTAGATCATCTGGTATTGGTACTCCAGCTTGTCGTAAAGATATTGCCTCAGCAAATTGCATTTCGTCAAAGTTATCTCTAGCAGGAGCAGAACCAATAATTACGTCATACTCTCCTATCTGTAAATTGTTTATAACTTCTCCCTCTGGTGTCATTTGATTAACACGCATAGGTTTTCTAGGTTTGTACGGATCTTCTTCGTCTGTTATTTGAACTATTCTTTCTTCAGTGTAGTAAGACTGAACAAGTTGTAGAATTTTTTCAGCTAAATACTGTCTTGTTTTAGCTAAGTTATCTAAAGGCACTTGCAACATAGTAGAGCCTCTACCTTGTTTTGCTTTAATAGCAACGCCAGACACTTCTGGACTGTCCATGCCCAACATAGCATCTGATATGCCACTTATTTGTTTTATATTGTTAGCAGCTTTTTGACCTAACCTATCTAAACCAGTCGGTATTTGGTTTGGAGGAATTTTACCGGGAGGAGTAGAGCCTCTGTTAAACTCTAATACTAACCCTGTTTCAGCCCCATGTTCTTCTAAATCATCTGCTGTCATTCCAGACAAGGAACCAGATTCTACGATCCAACCGCTGTTTGCAGTTGTGTTCACAATGTGCAGTTCTTGTGAAGTTATTTTATTTAATTGTTCTTGTGGCGATAAAAGGTTTCGTACCATTCCAAACGGTTTGCCTCGTCTAAAGTACGGGAAGTAAGGAACAAGAGTAAAATGAGCATAAGGCGACCAGTCATCGAATAACACAATAGTATCAGCGGTTACAGTCCAACGGACTTTTCGCATTTTTTTCTCAATAATATCTAATCCAAATTGGTCTGCAAAATTTTCTCTTTTCTTTTTACTCCAGTTATAAGGAACTTGCCTTTGGTCTCCTGTAACTGCGTCTACGTAAAACATACAATCGTGTAGTTTATAGTATTGTCTTTCTATAACTCTAACAGACCTAAGCATTCTTGAATTTTCTGGGTCAGCTGGGTAAGGTGCACTTGAATATTCGCTTGGGTCAGTTTCTCCGTACCTGCTTTCTTCAAATTCCATAGAGTCCGCACCTAAAGTAGTACCAGTTTCTGCTAATAACCTCAACTTGTCCGCTTTGTTTTGGCCATACGTTTCTTCTATTTCATCAAGACTCATCCACTTGGTTTCAAATATTTCATTCCAAGTTCTTGGGTCATAATGTTTTGCATCAGGGTCTATAAGAATATCTAATGGGTCTTTAGATTCTAACCTAATCTCACCAAGTAAATGGTCATCAAAATCTACACGAACGTCAAACCAACCTCTGTCTTGTATAAGACCGTCTTGAAAAACTTGGGCTTCTACCCAATCTAATTTATTGTTATCTGCTATTTGCCCATACACTTTAGTAAGCACGTCTGCAATCTCTTGGTTACCGCCACCTCTAGGTTTGAATTGTATGTCTGCTCTTTTAGCACTTTGTTCTCCTATAACTGCATTTATAGTTGGTAGTATAGTGTTAATAGTTAAAGCAGGTCTGCCTTGGTCATCTAACTGTTGTTGGTCGAACTCGTCCCACTGTTCTCCTCTGTAATAAGCATCACATCTTTGTGCCATGTGGATATATTCATCGTGCCCCGCGTCCCGGGCGCGCGTGTAACAGTTCCATTGGCTTTTTGCCAAAGTAAGTTCTTCTGCTTTTGATAAATTCTTTTTTGGTTTTTTACTGTATGCCATATTATGCGCTCATTGCGGACTTCTTTTTAGCCCCTTTTGCTATCAATTCTAACCTATCTCGCCAAGAAGGTATATGTTCTGGCGCTTCATAAAATGTAGCGTATTCCATAATCATGAGACCAACCCAAGCTAATGCGTCAACTTGGTCATCATGTACTCCGTTTGGAAAACGTAATAGTTCTGCTATAAGTGGCCCCGTCCAAACTGAGTCTTCTGGGAAAAATACTTTCCCCTGTTGCATTCTACCTTGAATGGCTCTTGCTCTTAGTTCTTTATCACGTCGCCCTACTTTTAAATCTTTAAAATAAGCCGAACTTAATTTTCTTTCTGCTACACGTTTTTCTAAAAATGGCCCGATAGCCATTTCTATATGTCCACGCTCTATCCCCACTATACCAGGTCTCCACTGTTCATAAAAGTCTAATATTTTTTCTACTAGTTCGTACCCGTCGTATTTTCCTCGGACAAGATCTACCACGAACATATTGTCATATTCATCAATACCTACTGTTATACCTACAGAATAGTCATTTCTATCTTTTTGACCTATAGCTAAATCCCAAGCGGCGTAATATTTAAGCCTGTCATAATCAATATCATGTGGCTGGTAATACCTAATCATATCTCTAGTAAAATAGTCACCCTCATCTGATACTGGATTTTGTTGGTACAAAGCTGTCCAATCTCTAGGCCCGATAGCTTTTTGTATCATTTCTAAAGAATCCGTGTTGTAACGTTCCGGGTGCAGCGCTTCACCAACCGAACGAAATTCTTCATCTTCTTCTGCAATTGCTGGGTATTTAACAACTTCCCATTCATCTGCGCCATCTTTTGCATGTTGTAACAAACGCCCTGCTAAGTCATCATCGTGCCAACGCGTAAGAATAACTAGTATACCTCCGCCGGGAGATAACCTTGTATAAGCCGTAGAGGTATACCAATCCCAAGTAGCTTCTCTATTATTTTCAGATTCTGCGTCTTCTCGGTTTTTTACCGGGTCATCGATCAATAACACGTGCGCACCCTTACCGGTGATACCACCGCCAACACCAGCTGCTACATAACCACCGCCGTGGGTTGTTTGCCAAGACTCTACTGATTGTGAGTCTTTATCTAATTTTGCATTTTCAAATATGTTTCTGTAATTAGGTTCTCTTAGTACTTGCCTAACTTTTCTAGAAAAATTCATAGCCAAAGACCCAGAATACGAACAACTAATAAATTCGTGCCCAGGATTACGTCCGAGGTGCCAAGCAGGGAAGGCTATACTAGCTAAAGTAGATTTTCCATGTCTGGGAGGCATAAATAACATTAACCTAGGAGATTTTTTATCTGCAACGTCTTGGCTAAACTGTTCAAGCCTTTGGCAGATGTCTTTGTGCACCCAACCTGCCTGATAATCAGGATTAAACCGTTCTACAAAGGGTAACATGCGTTTTCTAGCTAATATTCTCTTTGCTAGCTCTTGTTCTGCACGAATTTGAGCATTTTCTTCTTTTTTTGACGATTTTTCTTGTTTTTTAGGCTCAGGTAGTTGTTCTGCCTCGTCTGCAGCACAATAAACGCATAAACCTTTAGGTAATACGAGGTTATCTGCTAAAAGTTTCTTACACTTATAGCATTCTATCTTTTTGACGTCCACTATTTAGTATTTTTTACTTTTTTTAGCTTTTTTCTTAGCTTTTTTAGCTTTTTTTGCCGGTTTTTTCTTATATCCGTACATTTTTACTCCTTTTTAACATTTCCAACGTTTTCTAGCTTGTCTTAGCCTAGAATTTGGGTTTTTTGCTGCTTTTGGGAACTTTTTCATCTGTCCTGCGCTTCTTGCACAATAAGATTTACGTCTTTTAGCTGCTTTTGAGCCTTTTTTGACCTTTCCCGTTACTGCTCCTTTAAGTTTTGACCCTGGGTTCTTCCTTCTGTAGGCTTTTATACCCGCTTTGGTCATTCCAGCGCCTTTTTTTGTTGGCCTAAAGTTCTTTTTGTTTCTTTTAGGCATTTTATCTCGTTTTCTTGGCACTATTTTTTCTTCCTTTGTGATTTTTTAAAAGCTTTTGCAGTAGGTGCACCTTTTGCGCCTTTTTTACGCATAGGTTTACCTTTCTTTCTTTTTTGGGCTATGTTGTACCACAAACCCTTTTTAGCTCTTTTACCACTTTTAGTAGTATGGTATTTACTTTTCTTAGGCATTATTTTTTACCCCCTTTATATTTCTTTTTAGTATGTCCTTTAGATTTTTTCTTTTTAGACATTTTCATTTTTTTCATTGGTGCGTTTATACAATGCATATTTTTCTCCTTATGAGTCTAGCAGACGTTGGTAGCCTCCCGGTTGATATGAAAATTCAGGTCTTACAAAACCTCTCTTTTTAGTAGCTTTAGGACGGTAGTTTTTCATTATAAAATCAAGCGTGTACAACCCAGCATCTCTAGCTTCTTCTTCTGTGTCATACCCCCTAAACTGTCCTGACGTTATAGCTTTGTTAGCTTGCTCTTGTACCTGTTCTTCAGTTAATTTTCCTGCTATTTCTCCAGTAATAGAGCCATCTAAATCTATCGCAGCAACCATGTGGTATTTACCTTGGTCGTCTTGGATAAAAGTTGCAGCTTCGTCTGCAACTGCTTGTTCCATGTCGTTATTGATTGCAAACCTTGTTGTAGAAATCCTTTTTTCTTTATCTAATATCGCTGGTATGTTTTCGCCAAACTGTTTAGCCCAATACTGGTAGTTTATATCCCACGGATTTCCACTAAATTCTGGTTGCGTACTTTTAGCTAAAGTTGGAACAGTATCATCGTCCATAGTCTTCATAGGTAACACTTTTCCATCGTTAACATTTCCCATAGCTACTTTACCTAATCCTTCTCCTTTAAATTCTGTAGGGGGTGGAAAAGAACCTTTTGCTGTATTAGCATCAGCTATACGTTGCCCTAAATTTTCTTGGTAATTTTCATAATAGGTTTGATTGTTTGGGTTTTCTTTATGTAAAAGATAATCTTTAGGCATTTCCCACATGTTCATAAAAGCCGTGGTTACATCTTCTACAGATCCATTTGCAAAAACTTCTTGTAAGTCCCTAGCATTTCCTGGCCCTACAATATCTGCTTTAGTTCTATCTGATTTCATAAGAGATAAAACTGAGTCAGGAAGATTGTTGGGGTTATAAACACTATCTACCATAAAGTCTACCTGAGCTTCCATTGAGTCAGGTCTACGTTCAGTGTACAAATCATAAGCTTGTTTTTTTAACCCTTCCATTTGCCACAACCCATACCCAGGCCCGTCGTTGTATTGTTGTTGTGTATAATCAAAAGACCCACCCGTTTCGTGGTCTATATTTCCCATTAGCCCTAACACGGCATTGTAAGGAAGATCTTTCTCTATTAGATAGTCAAAAACTTCCTGTTTGTTAGCAATTTTTAGATCTTGGTGTAGTTGGGACAGTTTATAAGAAGAATCATTAGTAGTAGGTTTACTAGTAATATCGTTTATGTTTTTTCTTATTTCTGTTGAAGTTGCCATTATCTTTTGGCTAAACCATCAGGCTTATTTCTTACTGAGTCAATAGACATAGAGCCATCTTTCTTTTGAGAAATATTAACTTTAGTAATAGTACGCTTTTGCTGTCTAGCTTGCTGTTGTTGTTTATATTTTATATTTTGCTCAGTCGACATCCTTATCTCCTTTTGGTTCTAAATACTCATTATCTACTCCTGCTAGTTTTAATAGCTCAGAGTCTGGTAATCTTTCTAACCTTTCTAGTTTCTCTACGTTAAGGTTAACTTGTGTAACTTGTTCTGGTGCAAATAGGCCGTGGAGCTTGCATAACGAATCAACAACATTTTTTTCTTCTGTAGAGTTTGCTGATTTACGGTGCGCTTCTAAATACATAACGGTTGCCGTATTACGGTCGAACTTTACTTCTTCCCGCATTTCTTGTCTTAGGTAATTTAAAGCTTGACTAACTTTGTCTCGTTTAAAAACTGCGTACACAGTGTCCATGTCTTTGTACCCCGCAGCACGACCCGCGGCCGCTTTGCTCATACCCCTTATGTGGAACAAAATTAACCTTTCTTCTTGTACAGAAAGCTCAGATAACTTAACCCCGGCGTACGGAAAATGGGACTGTAACTCCGCTCGATCAGCTTGAGTAACTTCAGTGGCTTGCGGATTTAATATACTCATGTGCTAAAAGTAACACATTGGGGTATATCTTGTAAATTTTTTGATGAAAATTTTTTTAAAAAAATATAGTCTATATCGCTCTCTCATCCCCTCCCCTTCGTGCCGACAGACAGTCCCTCCCCCTTTTCCAACTCCAGAAGACAAGAACTGTATTCCAACTCTTGGAACCTTGTTTCGTAAAGTTCATAGAGAGCGAACACGAGCGGGCGTCGAGGCCATAGCCCACTCGGTTCGCTGGCATACAGATAAGTGTCACAGGGCAAATCAATTCTGTTTTGTTCTATGTATGACTGGAGTTTATATTATGTCAAATAATAAGAAACCTTACATCGTTACTACTCAATCAGCATCTTCATTTATTAATAATGAGGGAGATGTTGTTAATGGCCAGAACTTAGTTGTTGGCAAGGGGTGGGAACAAACACCTAATAAAGAGGGAACTAATCCTTTTATGGAGATTAGATTTGATTATCTTGTGCAAGCAATGATGAAACAAATACCTCATTATAAAAACAAAAAAGGAGAGATTGTTTTCAGAGACACTGAAGTTACTGGCACACTCTCTGTTTGGAATCCAAAGGAAGAGTCGTAAGACTTTTCCTTTTTTTTATTAACCGGTAGTAGCATGCATGCATGCCTACTATCATCAAATGCCTTCGGGCAAGGAGTAGATATATGAATATCTCTTATCGTGCAGGACTACTGACTGCTTCATTCGGTAGATTCTTCGGCAGACTAACTGGTAATTCTATTAAAGAATTTAGCAGAGGTCTTACGGAAACACAGAGAGGAGCCCTCCCTGTTAACCATAACGAAGTAACAGAACAAGATGTAGCTGAATTTGCAGAGGCTAATCAATTACACCGCCTTGGTGTAGATGACGAGCTAGCAGAGCCAATCATCGAGTTCATTAATGTTGACAACGAAGTTTGTGTTTACACAGCAACTGAAATTGACAAAATGGCTAAAGAGTTAGGATTTGCACCAATTGCAGTTGACCTAACAGAACCAAAAGGAGATGAATAATGGATTTAGTTCAGATTACACTCATTATCGTTTCTGTTTACTTCATAATGTCTATGATTATCAAAGGCGGCTTGATGCTTATGTATGGTTATCTTTTACATCAATACTTCGCTAAAGAAGATAAAAAGATTGACTTCGAAGATAATTCAGATTTTGACTACGACGAAATACCATTCTGATGCGTAGTTATTACAACGAATTCAAGTCCTTTCTTGGCAACATGAAGGGGCTTGAGAAATTTAACTGGTATGTGCTTAAACCTATTGCAATCCTATTAGCAATTGTAGCATTTATCATCATATAGGGAGTAGAAAATGGCATTTAACATTTCTATTGCAACCCCAGATTCTTTAGAAGAGTTTGAACAACTCAATAAAGACTTTGATGGTTACATCAACCTGCTAGATAAATACGCAAGTATCGTCGCAAATTCAAAAGACCCTAGGTCGCGACTACAAGCTAAAGCTCTAGCTTATAAATACTCTATTCTTTGCGAGGCTTGTTCCATAGCTTTAGAAGAATACACTACCCAAATTGAGACGGACAGTCTGTTCACCAACTCTCAAAATACTAAACTCTTAGTTAACTAATTCTAGCCCCCGCTTCAGGGGGCATTTCAATCCTTTTACTACTATCATCGGGCTTGCGAGCGAATGCGAGCAAGTTTTTTTGCGAAACATAGGCAAGGTATCAATGCCCGCGCCGGGTTCCACTGGTTCCACGACTCTAACCCCATGTGGAACCAACAAGTGGAACCATGCCCGCGCCTTTAAATGTATGCGTTTGCAGATAATAACAATGCCCGTGGTTCCACGGTTCCATGTAAATCAAACACGAGTTTGCTACAGTCGACCGTGGATCGTAGTTATTTAATATCTATTCGAAGTTAAATATTATATGGAACCATGGAACCATGTCCTAGAACGCGCGTTCTTACGCTGTTAATCGTGTTCCACGACTCATGGAACCAAGTGGAACCACGTGGAACCAAATGGTGACTAACAAGGATGTTCCATCGTAGGCGAATACACAGGTCGTTTACTACATATAGCTTGTGATCACATGGTCTGTCTGACCTGTGATTCGCTGGCATATAGTTCAATGAGATAGGCAACAATCTAAGTTAAATGTGTTGTTAGGGTTGTGACCGAACACACACGACTGGAATGAGAAAGACAGTCATTTATATTATAATAAGGAGTATATTATGTTCAGACGTAACAAATTGTATGACGGGACAATACTACAAGGTCTTGTGCCCCGTATATTACCTAAACAAGAGAAGAAGAAACCACCTAAGTCGCATCGCAGAAAAGTAGATGCGAACGTTCTTAAAGATGATCTAAAGCTCTGTTCTAAATTCGCTGAGTCCTCACGCTATTCTGTCGGAAAATCTGTATTACGCAGTGCTTTCGTAAATGAATATAGAACTCAAACTTAACTATAACTGGTCAATCGACCAAGGAGACTATTATGGGATTAGATGTCCATGCTGGCTTTATTAAAGAAACAGATTTATATAAGCCAAAACAATCTAAAACGACAGCTGATGGAGCTGTTGTTGATATAGCAGATAAAATAGAAGACTCACAAGAGTATGTCTATGACAATGCTGAATTGCCATATTACTGGCGTAAACATGCACGTTTACAACAGTTTATGATGCAATTACACGACAAACGAAATGGTATAAGTATAGAAGAACGTTCTATGCAAGGCATAATGCATTCATTAAACGGTTACATCAAGCTTCAAGAAGAAGACATTCTTAAGTTGCAACAACTTGTAGAGAATGACAACTTACCATTTTGTCCTGACAGCTTCTTTTGGGGACATCAGTTCCAAGAAGAAACTAATAAGGAATACAAAGAGCAAGATTTAGACTTCTGCAAAGATGCTCTAATCTGGCTACAACAAGGATGCCAAGTAGTATATATATGCTCTTGGTAAATTATAACTATAAACAGGAAAAACTATGCAAACCATAAATCCAAATATGCTTAAAGCAGAACTTAAAGATTGTATTATATCTGGTTATCCAGCGATGATCTGGGGTGGCCCAGGTATTGGTAAATCAGAAATACCACAACAAGTTGCTGCTGAATTAAATATGAACCTTCTTGATTTCCGTGCTAATTTGTTCGACCCAGTCGACGTGCGCGGTATACCTTTCTTACTTAAGAAAGAGTCAGGACAAAGATACACATCTTGGGCTGTGCCTGATGTGTTTCCAATAGCAGAAAGAGACGGTGACCGCGGTATATTGCTTATCGACGAATTGCCAACTGCTCCACCTGCTACACAAAATGCTTTCTTACAATTATTACTTAATCGTAAGATTGCTGACTATACTTTGCCAGCTGGCTGGGCAATAGTCGCTGCTGGTAACAGAATCACTGACGGTGCTGCTGTTTACCAGATGTCTACTCCCGTAAAGAACAGACTAGCTCATTACGAACTAGAACCTGTTCTCAAAGATTGGACTGATTGGGCTCACAAAAATAATATCGACACTGATATTATTGCGTTCTTAAATTATAGGTCAAATCTACTCTATAACTTTAGTGTAGATGAGAACGCTTTTCCAACGCCTCGTGCGTGGTCATTAGTTAGTAAACGACTAACTAAAAACACTGACCCAGAACGATTGTTCTATGGCGTAGCCTCATTGGTTGGCGACGGCCCAGCTGGCGAATTTGTTGCATTCAAACAAATTGCAGACAAGCTACCAAATGTTGATGAGTTACTTGCTGACCCATCAAAATACAAGAGAGATGATGACCCAGCTATCTTGTACGCTCTGTCAACTGCTGTAGCATCTAGAGCAGAAGAATCTAAAATGCCAAACATTATGAAATTGGCTAAAAAGATACAAACAGAGTATCAGGTGGTCATGGTTAGAGGCTGTGTCTCTAAATCAAAAGACCTAAGACAACACCCAGACGTTAAAGCATGGCTCAAAGAAAATGCAAACGTCATACTATAAGGACGAACTATGAAAACTGTTAGATTATCAGAGTCATTAAAATATGACATCAGAAAAGAGGCTAGAAAAAAGTTCAATAAAACAAACCCAAAGAAAGAGTATCCAACTGACGGATACTCTATTCTTGTGCGTTACGGTGTTATTGACAAACTAGAACAAACTAAAAAATATTTTAGTGAGTTGTGGGGCAGAAGTTTACCTACAGAACAGCCAGATACTGTAACCATCAAAGGTGATTGGACTGAGTTTCGTGTAGATGAAGACGGTGCTGATTATGAAGTAACCGACGAACATCAATTCGGATTGCCTCTTGCTAATGTAGAAGTGCCTAGTTTCTTAACAAGATACGGAGATTATTATCTTAACGTGCCAAGTGAAGATGAAACATTTGTTGAATGCATGTCTGTAAGAATGTTTAACGACAAACTTGAACAACAAGAAAGAGAATATGTTGACAAGCTTGCTACAGCTATTAACAAATTTTCTACCTTAAATCAGTTAGTTAAGAACGCACCATACATTAAAGACCTCGTTCCACAAGAACGACTACAAAAAATGCATGAGAAAGACGATAGGAAAGCAAGAGCTAAAGAACAAGCAGAACTTGCTGAACATGAGTTAGCGGATCTTCGTGAAGTTTTGTTAGAAGACAAACTTATGGGAGATGATTAATGAATGAACTTTTTACTAAAGCTAGGGCGTCACTTATCCTTGACCAACCTTTCTTTGGCACTTTATGTTTACGTTTAAAACCTGTTGAAACGGAGGATATGCCTACTGGTGCTACTGATGGTGTTCATTTGTTTTACAATCCTAAATGGTTTGAAAAACAAACACCATTAGAGCGTGTAGGTTTTCTTGCACACGAAGTAATGCATGTAGTTCTTATGCATCACACTCGTAGACAAGAACGTGAACCAGAACGTTGGAATATTGCAGCTGATTATGCTATTAATAACCACCTTGTTAAAGAAGGTTTTATTCTTCCACGCGGTGGTTTAATAGATGAACAGTATGAAAACATGATGTCGGAAACAATCTATGCAGACCTACCTGATTCTAACTCAGGAGAGAACGGTCTGCTAGATCCCGGCAAGTGCGGTGGTGTTCTTGATCACCCTGACATGGACGGTACGCAAGGTAAAGCTAACAACATAGAAACTCAACTTACTGTTGCAATTAACCAAGCGTCTGAACAAGCCAAAGCTCAAGGTAAGCTTTCAGGCAATTTAGAGACTCTTGTTAATGGTGTAGTAGAACCTAAAGTTAACTGGAAAGCAGTGCTTGCAAGGTTTTTACGAGCTAATAACAAAGCAGACTTTACATGGCAAAGGCCAAACAGACGCATGATTGCAAACGGTTTGTATTTACCATCTATGCACAACCCATGTCTTGAAGAAATATGTGTTGTGTGCGACACATCTGGTTCAAGAACAGATAAAGAACTAAATCAAGACCTTGGAGAAATATCTTATATTCTTCGAGAACTTAATCCAGAACGTATTCATCTCATTCAATGTGACTATGAAGTCAATAAAGATGAAGAATACAGTCGGGAATCGTTACCACTTGAGGTAACATTTGAGGGTAGAGGTGGCACAGCATTTGAGCCAGCTTTTACATATATTAACGAAAAGTATCCACATACTGCAGCTGTTATTTATCTTACAGATTTAGAAGCAAATGAATTTGGCGACAAGCCACAATATCCAGTCTTGTGGATTACTAATTATTCTGAGGAGGCCCCTTTTGGAGAAATCATCAAAATCTAATGTAGCAAAAGACTATGCAATATCAGTGTTGGTAGGCACTGGTGTTCTTTTTCTACTATTTGGTATTGCAACTAGTTTGCATTACTCATTAATTCTACTGGGCGTAGGCATTGGCTTAGGCTCAATTATATATTTATTAGGGAGACTATTATGAATGCAGCAGTAGTAAATACGCTTACAACAGTGTTGTGGATATTAATCGAAGCTATACAGTTTGGCTATATGGCTTATCTTATGTGGAGGAACAAAAATGCTAATGGTAGGAATACTTTCCGCGCTAGGCCTGTTACTGCTTGCGCTTAAAGCAGGTGGTCGTAAGACCATCGGTCATGACGTCTTTGTTGACGTTCTAATTACAGTCACGTTAATGGTGTGCTTTTACGGTACATTCAGCGGTATGACTGCAGCGATGATTGGCGGTTTGACTGCGTCTTTAGTTTTATTTGTTATGAAAAAAACTATGACACACGAAAAACTAGAAGTTGTCAAAAGCGAACGAGTTATACTTAACAAACCCGTTCAAGTTAAAATCCCTACAGTTAAAACACGATGGAAAACTGTAGATCCAGACTGGAGGTCATAATGTCAGATAAAAAAGATAATATAGAATGTAGTAATTGTGGTACAGAAATTTCACCTGAAGAAATTGCACACGATGCTTTCAATGACGGTTTAAATTCAATAACACAACTTGTATCTTTCTCAGGACTAAACGCAGTTCATTATTTAACTTTAGGTTTAGCTTATTTTCTAGACCAAATATATAACTGTGCACCTGATAAAGAAGAGGCAGAACGAGTAATAAACAAAACTGTTACTAAACTTAAAAAGGAGCAAAACAATGGCTAGTGTACAATTATCACAAAGATTAAGAGACGATATTACAAATGCTTTTACAAAAGAATTAGGTAAAGCTTATCGTAAGTCTTACAACATACAAGAATCTTTAGACAAAGTAATTTATTCTTTAGAAAATAGTTCTGATTATCTTCAAGATGTAATAGCTATGGAAAAACAATATCAATTGTTATTACCTGATTTAGCAAAAACATACAATATACAGTCTATAGGACATTATCATTCTAGATTAGTAGAAAATTTGCTAAAACCAAATACACAAATTGGTTTAGTTTGTAACCCTAATAGACCAATAGAAAATAATCTTACTTTTTTAAAAAGTTGGGATGCTCCTTATACAGAAGCATATAGCAATTCAGATGAAGTAAAACAAACAAATTACTTGCCAGATGATGTAGCTGTTAAAATAGAAGATCTTAAGTATTATTACCCATTGTCTTTATCTTTATCTTATGAACGAGGTTGGGGTGAAAAACAATACGCTCCACATTGTACTGGGGATGCAGTTGTAATTATATCTGACCCTGAACTTTGTAAAGCTTTTTCGCCTATTGGTGAAATAGAAGACAGAATAGCTAAAGAAACTGAAACGTTTAAAATAAGTCTTGATAAAAAGAATACACTTAAACAGTTTCTTGACGACTGGCCTGCTGGTAAGTCTTTAGTTCCACAAGAAGCTATACAACGTATGAATACTGTTAAAAAACGTGCGTCAACTACTAAAACTGTTATTGATACGATACCAGATGAGTTGAAAGACTCTATGAATGAGGTATTATTAGGTAATAAATTATTGGGGGACGATTAATATGACTATTGAATCTAATGAAAAACAATGGCAATACAATCCAGAATTCAGTTACAAAGCTAACATGAGCAATTGGATTGATGCTGTTAATTTTGAACGTAGGAAACATATTGAAACAGAATTAACGCAAGAACAAGCAGAAATGAAGTTTCAAGAAATGTACCCAAGGAGCGATTATGGGAAAACTTAAATCAACAATGATGGACATAGGTTACAAAGCTATGGATATAGGTGTAGAAAAAGCTGCACAACATTTTGATATACCAATAGATGATGTAAGAACGTGCGTGTTATTTGCAGATGCTTATGACGGCACGTGGACTGATTATGTTCAAGAACACCCTGAATTAGATCCTTATTCAGGCGTACCACACGGTATAGTTCATTAACAAATTTAACTCTCTTGACGAAAAGCCATCCAACGCTGGCAGAGCACGTGCACATTCATACAGACAACAGTCGGCCGTATGACAACGAGACGGAGATAGAGAGTTAATCTTACATGCCAAGGAGTGGCATTAGTATAGCCCAAGATTCGGGAACCCGGCTTGGGCTATGCGCTTTTAACTTAAGATACGTATACCCAAAGTTCTAAAGTACCAGTTGCAACGTCTGAACCTGGAGCTACTTGGCAAGTGATATCAATTGTATCATCTGCTGTGTATTCTTTAGGTATTACGTTTGCATCGGTTTTATCACCAACACCAGTTTGTCCACATGTTGAACCATCAATGTAATAATCTGCGTCAGTACCATCGCCAACATCCCACACAAGGGCTGTTCCGCCGTCTAAATCGCTAGATTTGATGAACACATCGTGAACTGTTTCACCAGCAAAAACATCTACCAATTGGTATATGTCAGCTGCGTTTGGTGCTGCAGTTATTGTGATTTTTCCCTTTCTTACACCCATATTTCCACTTGGAAAAGGTTTGAAAGATTGGTTACCACTAACCATATCGCTTGTAAATGTTGCCATTTCTTCACCTTTAGTTGTTATATTACCCATTATTAGGTAATATCTATAGTCATAAAGATACAAAGCAATTTTGTCAAGTAATTAAGGAGTAATTAAATGACACCACCAAAATATGTATATGTTAAACGCAATCCTTTGCATCCTTATACATACAACAATCCAAACGATTTACCATTTATACAATGGAAACTAGTTAAAATATCAACTGCTTACACTAT